TTACCGCTGGAGCCAGAGAATCCAGTGCTCCTGCGGGTTGGCGACGATGGTCGCCGCGTCAGTCGGTGCGATGTCACCATCGTAGTTGAGGTAGCGCAAGACGTAGCCGCCGCGCTCCATCTGGTGGAGGAAGCTCGTCACCTGCGGCGGGTCGCGCTGAAGGTGTAGCTCAACCAGGACGGCGGCGTGCGGAAACCGCCTCAAGGTTTCCTGCATGCCGTCCCAGACCAGGGCCTCCGCGCCCTCGGCGTCGATCTTGACCAGGTCGAGGCGTTCCCACCGGGCCAGCGCGCTGTCCAGCGTGATCGCGGGGACCTGGATGTTTTCCGCTCGGTGGGGATACGCCCAGCGTTCCAGGGACGACGTCGCGTAGTCGCCGTGGTGCAGGACGAATTCCACGCTCTCGGCGTTAATGTTGCCGATCACCTTCTGGCAGATCTCGACGCGGTCCCGAAAGCCATTCAACGCCAAGTTCCCTGGCACGTAGGTTTCGGCCAGCAGCGGATTCGGTTCGCACGCCAGGATGCGGCCCCCGCGCCCGCAGGCGGCGGCCATGAGCACGGAGTAGTAGCCGTAATTCGCCCCGACATCGACGCAGTGAAAACCTGGCTGAATGTACCTTGCCAAGGCCAGCGTGACCCATGCTTCCCAGAAACCGTCGAGCACGAGCCGCGGGGCGAGCATGAAGTCGCGAGTGTCCACGAAGGCGAGGTACTCGCCCAGGAGTCGGCAGAGCATCCGGTGCTCGCCGTAGTAAACCCCCACCGCCCTGCGCCGGCTCACCTCCTCGAGCTCGAAACGACTGCTGACCAGATGATTCGCCAAGGCCATCGCCTAGCCCTCCAGGGGAATGAACTCGACGGGCATGCGCTCGTGTTCAAGCCATTGGCCCATCCAGACGCCGTCGCCGTGGCGCTGCAAATGACACGTCGGCCGATCCAGGCGACCCAGCGTGAGAATCGTCCGGCCCTCGTCGATGTTCACGTCCCAGCGACGCTCGCACTCTGCTGCGCCTTCCCCAACCTTTCCGGTTCGCTCCAGGCGCATCGGCCGCTCATCGTGGCCGACACGACGGTAAAGGAAGCGTCGTCCACAAAGCGTGGCAATGACCTCTTGTTCTTCCGGTGTCGGGTCGGGGTTGTGCCAGAGGACGCCGTCCCAGCGCTTGCGCAGGTCGGCCAGGAGGTTGAAGCAGAGTTCCTCGTTGGCCAGCGAGTTGTTGCGGCGGTTGCCGCCGCCGAGCTTCCACTTGTCCTGGCAGCGGTGGTTGAACATCTGCTGGCCCCGGAAATCCCACTGGACGATGGTGTGCTGGTTCCAGCCGGGTGCCTTGCTGGGCATGGCGTACTCGCTGCCGAGCTTGCGCCAGCCCAGGTGAAAGCACTCCTTGTCGCCGTACACGATCCGAAAAACGTAGTCGGAGTGCTCGGCGTACCAAAGCGCCATCCGCAGCTCGCGCCAGCAGCACGTCTTGTTGATCACGTACTGGCCGCTCTCGAAGGCGACTTCCGACTGCCAGCGCGCGGCGACCTCGGGGATGTCGAAGATCTCCCAGACATCGCGTTTGAGTTGCCAGCAGCCGTAGTCGGGCCAGAAGATCGCCCCCTTGTCCAGGTATTCCGGCCAGGTGAAGACCTCGGTCACGTCGCGGCAGGGGCCGCAGTCGGCGTCGAGAAAGAGGACTTCCTCGAACGGCGAATGCAGCGTGGAAAAGGGTTTCAACTCCCAGCCGCAGAGAATCCGGCAAGGATGCTCCTTTTCCACCTCGCGGGCATCGACGCATTCGACGCCGAGCGGCTTCAACAGCCGGCGCAGGTAGGGATCGATCTCGCCCTTACCGAGATGCCAGAGCTGGATCGGCAGCTTGCAGCCGAAATGCCGCACGAGGTGGACGCCGACCCAGACGCTGGGGAAGTATTTCAGGCCGCCGCCGGCGATGACGATGCCGCGCTGTTCGGGATAGGCCAGCCGGCCAGGCTTGAGACTTTCGGCGAATGCCACGGCCATGCGGCGATGGGCCTCGTTGACATTGGCCCAGCCGGCCCACCCCGGCGGCCACGGGCCGGGCGGGGCGTTCTCGATCAGATGGATCATCTCGTCCACGGTCATGTCTTGACGTGCTGAACCTGGATTCAGGTTTGCCATTGGTTTTCTCCTATCGTCGTGTTCCCGCGAGAACGCGGGTTACTGGTCGCCGATGCCGGTCTGTTTGGGTTTGCCGGTTGGTGATCCGGTGACACTGCCGGGAGGGGAGCCGCTAGGTTGGCCGCTGCTTCCTCCCGGACTGGAAGCGCCCGAGGGGCCAGAGGTGGCGCCGGCTGCGCTCCCGCCGCTGCCGGAACCAGTGCCCACCCCTGAGTCGCTTCCGCTCCCGTCAGTGGAACTGCTCGAACCGGGAACACTGCCGGATGCCCCAGACCCGCCTCCGCTTCCTGGCAGCGGAACCGACCCAGAGCCAGGAGCACTTGCGCTTCCAGGAACCGAGCCACCGCTGGTTGAGCCGGATACCGGCACCGACCCCGGACTTGAAACGCTTCCCGAGGGCGGGCCACTTCCACTGCCTGCGGCGCTGCCGCTCACGGAACCGGAAACTCCCGATCCCGATGGGGAGCCTGAGCTGCTTCCCGAAGCCGACCCGCTTCCGGCACTGCCTGCCGAGCCCGATGCTTGGCTGCCGCTGGCCGATGCAGACCCCGGCGCAGAACCGCTGCCGCTTACTGACCCCGAAGCCGAGCCAGCACCGGAACCCGAAAGCGATCCAGACCCCGAGACCCCCGAACCCGACACCGAACCGCTTGCGCTGCCAGATGCCGAGCCGCTTCCGCTTGCGGAACCACTGGCTGAGCCGGAAACTGATCCCGACGCAGAGCCACTTCCGCTCCCCGATGCCGACCCGCTTCCTGACGCTGATCCGCTTCCACTGCCGGAGGCCGAGCCGCTTCCTGAAGCTGACCCGGACCCGGACACCGAACCACTCGCGCTGCCGGATGCCGAGCCGCTGCCCGAAGAACCTTCGCCAGAACCAGAGACCGAGCCAGAACCAGAAATCGATCCAGACCCGGAAAGCGAGCCGGAGCCCGAAGCGCTTCCGCTGGCCGACCCGCTCTCGCTGCCGGAGCCGCCGCTTTCCAACGATCCACTCAATCCCGTCGAGCCAATCGAACCGCTGCCGCTTTGCGATCCGCTCTCGCCACTGCCCGATCCGCTGAGCCCCGAGCTTCCCGACGCGCCGCTTTCACCGGAACTCCCGCTCAGCCCCGAAATGACCCCGCTCGAACCGCTCATCCCGGAACTTTCACCGGACGAGCCGCTCGCGCCGGACGAGCCGCTCATGCCAGAGCTTTCTCCCGATGAACCACTTCCCGAGTCGCTGAGGCCGGAGCTTTCGCCGGAGGAACCACTTGCCCCCGAAGACCCACTGATCCCCGAGCTTTCTCCCGAAGAGCCGCTGCCTTCGCCGGACGATCCGCTCTCGCCCGATGAACCGCTGGCCCCGGAGCCTTCGCCGGACGAGCCGCTGACGCCCGACCCCGACGATCCGCTTTCGCCAGACGAACCGCTGAAGCCAGAGCTTTCACCCGACGATCCGCTTTCCCCTGACGACCCGCTGAAGCCCGAACTCTCGCCCGACGTCCCCGAGCTTTCCCCCGATGATCCGCTCTCTCCCGAAGAACCACTGGAGCCCGACGAGCCGCTCGAACCTTCCGGGCAGCAGCCGACCGCATAGACCGGCACGCCGTCCGCCGTCATGCCCACGTAGCGCATCAGGTAGCGGCCGATCTTCGGGAATTCGCAGGTCGCATAGCCGTAAAGCGGCACGCCGTCGGCAAGCCCCAGGAACCGCGCCAGCACCCGCGGGACGGACGAGTGAATCGCCGCGGGCCCGGACCCCGATCCAGGACAGCCGAGCGCGTACACGGGCACGCCGTTCTTCGGTCCCACGAAGCGCGCCAGGTATCGCTGCTGCAGGATCATTGGTTGATGTCCACCACCTTGCACTCGAAGAGTGTCTGCCAGGCCTTCGTCGCCACGTCGTAGCGCTGCACCTCGCCGGGGTAATAGCCATCGTCGTCGGGCACGTTGCTGGTGATCAGCACATGGGCCTGATAGTCGCCGTCGTCCAGCCGCACGACGGCCCAGCGCAGGTACTGCGTGCTCGGGTCTGAGGGGTCCGGCGGCTGAACCCACAGCACCCGCGCGGAACCGTGCGGCAGGTTCTGGAGTTTCTGCGTGTCGCCGTTGATGATTTCCGCGCAGTCGTAGAGCTGTTCGGGATCGACCTGCAGGCGCACCGGCACGACGCCGGCGACGACCGCCAGCCCGATCTTGCCGTCCGCGACCGGCTCCAGCAGCACAGCGAACTTCCCCTTGTGAACATTCTTGGCGGGAACGACGCCCTCGAACGTCACCTGCCGCTTGAACTCGCTCTCGTTGTCGGCCGGGAGGATGATCGGCTCGGTCAGGCCCAGCACGGCGAACCGCCCCCGGTCCGCCCCCGAGGCATTCCGCACCTTGACGATGCCGCTTTGCCGGAAGGACTGCGACGCCTCGGTGCCGAACTGCTTGTGTTCGCGCACGGCGCGGGCCGCGTCGAGGAATGCGTTGAACGCCTCGGCGGTGATCTTCAGCCGTTGGCCCGGCTGGACCTTCTTGAAGGCGTCGCCAGCCATCAGGTGCCAATCCCCAAAAGCGCGAAATCCCCATACGGGTAGACCTGCTCCACGTAGACCGCCGCCGGCTGCTTGACCAGCACGTCGGCGTCCTCGGCGTCCTGGTAGCGGACCCAGAGATATTCCCAGCCCTTCTTGTCGATTCCGGTGATGTCGCCGACGGTCAGCCCGGTCGCGTTCGGGCTAGCGGCGAAGCTGAAGGTGATTTCCCAGTCTTCCTGGCCGCGCTGCGAGCCGGAATCGCCCTGGAAAAGCACCTCGCCGGGCGCGAACCCCTTGAACGGCGCGGCGTTGACCTTGCCGGTGAGGGAGAAGAGGGTTACTTGGCTACGGGCTAACCAGTCCCGGTCACTGGGTATTCAGCTCCCCCCAGCCTTCTAAGCCTTGTTCCGCTATAACTCCTTTTTCTGCCTTGACTTCAATTGTGTGTGGAATCTTGGGCATCATATTTGCTCCTCCCGTGCCGCGATAATCGCGTGGTCATCGTCGTCCTCGAGGAGTCAGGTCATGCTTTACGCTCAGGCAGAGCAAAGGCGTGGTTTTACGCTTATCGAATTGTTGGTCGTCATTGCCATCGTCGGGGTCCTGATCGGCTTGCTGCTGCCGGCCGTGCAAAAAGTGCGCGAGGCCGCCAACCGCATCAAGTGCCAGAACAACCTCAAGCAACTCGCTCTGGCGTGTCACAACTTTGAGAGCGCAAGAGGCGGTTTCCCACCGGTGTACCTGACTGCCAACCAGCCGGGGTGGGTAACCGCCGTGCTGCCGTACATCGAGCAGGATAACCTCGCCAATCTCTGGCCGTCCGGCCTCGACCCGAACGGCACCAACTGGAAGTCACCCGCTTTAACACCTGTTGTGAGTACGGTCATCAAGGTACAAGTTTGTCCCTCCAGTCCCGTTGGCGGCCAGGTACTGACATTGACGGATTCAACGGGGACAACATTCACTGCAGCCACAGCCGACTATGCCGCAGCCGCGTCGTTCAACTCCACGCTCTACGCCCAGTTGTACCCGCCGGGGATCGCGGACACTACCGCGCCCATGCAAGTCGGCGCGCTGGGGAAGATCGCCGGAGTGACGGATGGCACCTCGAACACGATTCTGCTGGTTGAAATGTCGGGCCGTCCGTACTGGTATCTCCCCAACAAGCAGAGATCGACGAGTGCACCTGCATGGGCTAACCCGCGAACCTATGGGTTCGGCTTCTGGGCGCACAACAACGCCCACAACATCTCGACGTCCCTGGCGGATGGGAGTTGGTTCGGAACCGCGTGTGCCGTCAATTGTTTCAACCAGTTCGCGGTGTACAGCTTTCACCCGAGCGGGGCGAACGTGGCATTTGCGGACGGGTCGGTTCGCATGTTGTCAAATGCAACTTCCCCTCGAACGCTAGCTGCACTGGTCACTCGGGCGGGCGGAGAAGTGGTCAACGCCGATTACTAACACCGAGCCGCACATCTGCGAGGGATTGATGGTTATGAGGTTTCGGGCGACTATCGTGGTCTTGGTTACGGCTGTGCTGTTGACATCATGTAGCCAGAGAAGCCCTGTGGAGGTCTACCCCGTCCGGGGAATAGTGCTTTACAAGGACAGGCCCGCGACCGGGGCGCGGGTCGTGTTCCACCCCTTGGGAACCGCGGAGAGCGGTCGGCCTCTCCCTCAGGCGACCGTTGAAGAGAACGGGGCCTTTCGCCTGAGCACATACGTGCAGCACGACGGTGCTCCACCGGGAAAGTATGCAGTCACCATCCTGTGGCCTTCAGACGTCGTCAAGGAGGAAGACGGAACTCCCGCAGGTCCAGATCGACTGAAAGGTCGCTACTCGGACCCCCAGAGAACGCCTCTCCAGGTCGAGATTCACGCACAGCCCAACGAACTGGAGCCGTTCTACGTCAAGTGATCCTTGGCCCCGTTTCTTGTCGAACCGGGCCGTGTTCTCGATTTTCTGGAGGTGAGAAGATGTTTCGGATCGATCTTCGAGTCGTGATGCTGGCCGGGGCGGTTGCCCTGGTTGCCGCTGCCGGAATCGCTTTCAACCCAGTCATGGCTGACACACCGTCGGCCAAGCAACCAGCCAAGGATTCACCCAAGCAACCCCCATCTGAAAAAGCGGTGCTGGCAAAGAACACTGTGGTGCGGGCTGACGTGCCCTATGGCAAGGACGACAAGCAGCGGCTGGACGTGTATTCCCCGAAAGGTGTGAAGGAAGCCCCCGTGGTCGTCTTCGTCCACGGTGGGGAATGGACCCGACGGGACAAGGCGGAGGTGAGCTATAAGCCCAAGTTTTTCAACGAAAACGGCATCGTCTTCGTCAGCATCAATTACCGGCTCACGCCCGCCGTGACCCATCCGGCTCACGTCAGCGACGTGGCGGCCGCTGTCGGTTGGATACGCGAGCACGCCGCGGAGTTCGGGAGCGATCCGAAGAAGATCGTGTTGATGGGCCACTCTGCCGGCTGCCACTTGGCGACACTCGTGGCCCTCGATCCGCGATACCTGGCCGAGGTCAAGCTCCGACCCGCCGACCTTCGCGGCGTGGTCGCCTGGAGTGGCGGAGCTTACGATCTGGTCGATAAAGTCAAGGCTGGTGGCTTTTATGCTGACCACATCAAGAAAGCCTTTGGGGATTCGGAGGATGCCCAAAGGGACGCTTCTCCTATGGCTCATGTGACGAAAGAGGTCAAGAATGGGCCGGCATTTCTTTTCGTCTCTGTCGAACGCGGGAATCCATCCCACAAGGCATCAGAGCGGCTGGCGGGATTGATCGTCGCTGCGGGAGGCAAGGCCACATCCAAGCTGCTGGAGGGGCGAGATCACCTCAGCGCCAATCGTCTTCTGGGCGCGCCAGAGGATAAGACGGGAACGATCCTTCTGGAGCTTATACGTGAAGTTGCCAAATGAGGGACAATGCACTGGGATTGAGTGCCGCATTCTGCGGTTCGTTCTTCGATCTTGCTTATGTCGGAGGTGGCGCGTTGCGCTGGTGCGGGTTGAAGTCGGCCGGCTTGAAAACCCGCGACCGCTTCGGATCGCGATGGACGTTGGCGATAAGTGCCAAGACGGCGCTGGTATGCGCCCAGCGTTCTCGGCAGCGGGCCTCGGCCATCAGGCAGAGTTCCCGGAGGGTGAAAGGGCCGGGGTCGAGTCCGAGGATTCCGGCGCAATGCCATATGAGCTGAGCAGCCTGTTCGCTTCGCGGTCGGCGTCGAAGCTCTCCAGGACCTGTTCCGCCCGGTCCAGCATCCGGCCGCGCACCTTCCTGGATTCGGCGATGATCTTCCGCAGGCTGCGCCGTACCTTCGGATCGGGGAAAAAATCGATCAGCTCCTCCAGGAAGGCCTCCGTGGCCTGGTGGATCGCATCGCCGAACATGGCACGGCCGAAATCCTCGTCGCTCACCTTGCGGGCCTCAGCCTCTTCCTTGCACAGGCAGTAGAGCACGTCCACGAGCTGGATAATGTCCCCCAGTAACTCGCCCAGGCCCTTGAAGTTGTCGTCGAGCAGCTTGTAGAGGTTGACCTTGAGCAGCCCCTGGACACGCTTGATCGTCGCCACGTTGACGGCGATGGTCCAAACGCGCCCGGCGTTGTCAGTGAAGGTGTGCATGTCACTGCTCCTGGGTCATGCAGCCGGAGGGCTCTTCTTCGCGGCGATCCACCAACTCTCCCGAGCACGGACAGTGCAGGTGCATGTACTGCCGCGCCTCGCCGTCCACGGCGAAGGCCGCCAGGAGGTGCCGCCGATTGTGATCGGCGAACACCAGATAGCGCAGCGACGGCAACTGGGCGGCGGTTGGTTCCATCGATCAACTCTTCGCGGGAAGCTGGTCCACCTTCTGCTTCAGCCGCTCCACGGCATCGCGCAAGCCGTAAAGGCCCAGGGCACCGGCCAGGTACACGACGATGCTGACGTACTGCTCGGGAACGAAGTGCCAGAGTTCATTGGCGGCCAGCACGGCGACGACCAGCGCGGCCAGTTTGGTCTTGTAGCCCTGGAGGCTGTCGAGCAGCGACAGCGACGCACCTGGCGTGGCACCGGCCGTTCCACTCACCGGCTTTTTCAACAGGTTCTCCAGCCAGCCGGTGCGGAGGGCGAAGAACACCGCCCCGACCCCCAGGAGAATCCAGGCCCATTGCGGAACGTTGGCGAAGTTCATGAGGTCTCCTTTCTGAGTGCGAGCAGAAACAGCACGCCGGCCAGGCCGAGGACGGCCCAGGTGGATAGCTCCGCGCTCGGCCGGCGCAGGTCGCGGTCCCTGGCCGGGTCGTAGTTCGGGTCGGGTTTGCGGACGGCCTCCAACGCCCGCCGCAGGCCATCGGCCCCGTCGGCGTAATCGTCCTGGCGGTGCAGCACCTTGCCGGACGGAGCCTGCACGTAAAGCGTCGGTTTGCCGGCGGTGTGGAAGCCCGCTCGCGCCACGGCCCAGTGGTCCGGGGCATAGCTTTGCACGAGGAAGCCGCCGGCCAGATCAGCGAGCGGGCCTTTGAGGTCGTCCAGCACGCGCTTGCGGTCGGCCTCGGAGCCGATGATCGTCAGCCGCAGCTTGCCGCTGTCATCACTCAGCCCGCTGGCTTCGAGAAGTTGCTTGGCCTCCGCGTGCGTGATCTCCCGGCCGCCCAGCGTGATGTGTTCGCGCATCTGGCCGAGCTGCGCGCGGTCGATGCCGAAGTTCTTGACGCCGTCCTGCTCGACCATCGGCAGGTCGCCGAATACGTCATCCGACGTCGGCGCCGTGCAGTGGCAACCATCGCCCCCGCACGGCTGGCCCTGACGACAGGGACAGCAGCTGCCCCGGCACGGGCAACGACAGCCCTGCGGACACCGACGACAACCCTCCGGGTCCGGCCGGAGCGTGAGCGTACTGGTCTTGCCCGCTTCCACTTCCAGCGTCCATTGCTGCTCCGTCGTGCCCCAGCGGGCCGTGACGCGGTACGAGTAGCGGTAGCCGGGCCGCAGCGGTGGGGTGACGAGGACACGGACCGGCCCCCGGCTTTGCACGTGGTGCTCGTCGAGCCAGACCTCGCCGTTGGGCGGGTCCACGGTCAGGCGAATGGTCGCCGGCCGGGCCTGCGTCTCCACCGCACGGGTGGCGCAATCAGGCCCGACCCACTGGCCGATCACCAGCGAAAGCAGAAACGCGTGCATGATTCACCTCAGTTCGTCGGCGGGGGCGGGGGCGGCGGGGCGAGCAGGATCACGGCCCAGCCCCCGCCCATGCCGGTCCAGGTCCGCTGGAACTCCTGCGGCGTCATCCACTCGATCAAGTTGGCGCCGGGGTAGTTGTTGTCCAGCACGGCAAACCACCTGTCATCAGCGTGGACCAGGCTCACCATGTGGGCGATCCGCGAGCCGCCGTAGCGCCCGGTCGGGCTGAACGAGTAGGTCACACCCGGCATCCGTCCCGTCCGACAGGCGAGCTTCAAGAGTTCCAGGTCGCTTCCCTCGTAGTTGAGGAATGATGGAGCATCAGCCTGACCCCGTTCCTTGGCCATCTGCGGCAAATGCTTCTGGACCGCGCCGGGGTAGGCCCCGCCGGGAATGCCATGATTCTGAATCCACTTGGGCGCTTCCTCGTAGGCGGGCACGTTCTGCCAGACGGCAGCGTGGTGGATCGAGGTCCACACGCAGCAGCCCTGGCCGCGTGAGGTGGTGTTGCGGCGGTGCAGGTCGCCCGGCAGGTCGCAGTGGACCTCGGTGCCGTCGGGGGCCTTGTTGCCGCCGACAGAAGCGCCGATGGCGCCGCAGACCAAGATCAACAAAGCTTGTCTCATGGCGTCTTCCGATGCAGGAAAACCAGGTAGATCACGACCAGGGCCACGGCCGCGCCGAGCGCTCCATCCTTGACGCCCGCGTAGTACACGGCGGAGCCAAGCTGATCGGGAACGTTGTCCCACTTCTCCATGCTGGCCCGCGCTGCACGCAGGAAACTCCGGGCCTCGTCAAGCAGTTCCTTCTGGGCAGCAAGGTCTGCCGGCGCCTTGTGCTCAGGATCGTCGCCCGCATGGGCAGGTACGGCCGTGATCAGCAAAAGCGCAATCACCAAGGCAGGCCATCGTTTCATTGGCATCCTCCGATTACGGCACGACGATCCAGCTCGGTGGGTTGGCGGCATACGTCGGCTTCACCGTGACGCTGACCGTGATCGCCTCTTCCAGCGCCTCGTTGCGGCTGAAGTTCGTCACCATGCAGGTCGCCCGCAGGCCCTGCGACCCGGCCACGGTGATGTCGCCGTCCATGACCGCGAACTCCATCGCGCCGCGGTTGAGGAAGGTGTCCCGGATCGCGCCAAAGTCATCGTCGGCCGTGTCCCAGACCATCTCGAACTCGATGGAGCCGTCCTTGAGGGTGGCAACGGTCGCCTTCCAGCCGGCGTTGCCGCGCGTGGTCACGTCCGCCTCGCCGGCTTCGAGGTTGAGGGTCACATCCTTGACGTTCTTGACCTCGTTCCAAACGGGGACAGCGAAGGTGCCCGTGTTGCGATACAGCTTGGCGTCGAGGCCGAGTTTGACCGCCATGAGCGTGTCTCCTTAGCGAACCGAATCGCGCCACAGGACCGGCAGCCTGGGTTGTTCCGCCGCGAAGGCGGGCTGCATGAACGGCCGAGGCCGGTAGCGCGCGTGCCGGGCCTTGCCGCGATCCTCGATCACCGCGTCGCCGCCGTGCTCCAGGAGGCGAGGCGCCGGCGAGCCTTCCTTCGTCAGCGTCGGGCCAATGACGACGCTCTTGCGCTGCGGGTCGTAGGCGAACAGGATGAACCGCCGCAGCAGGCCAACGTGCGAATGAGGCGGCTGGCCCGGCGGGCTGGTCCCCTTGCGCTTTCGAATCGAGGTTTTGGCCCGCTGCCGCACGAACGCGCCGAACTTCGACAGCACCTTCCGCGTGCCGGCGTCCACCGACCGCATGACCTTGTCGCGGTCGAAGAAGCCGCCCTTGGCGGCCTGGAACGTCATGCCGATCACGGCTCACCTCCAGGCCCGAAAGGTCAGCGTGACGACGCTGGTGAACTGCCGCAGCTCGTCGAGGTGCTCCAGCGCGTAGACCGGCTCGTTCTTCACCTCGGTGCAGCGGGCGCTGGGAAAGCCCGCCAAGGGCTGCGTCCGAAAGAGGTCGGCGATCTCCTCGACCCGTTCCATGAGCGCATTGAGGTCCCCCGCCGTCGGCTCGATCTTGCGTTGTACCACCAAATTGACCCGGTTGCCGATGTTGAAGTGACCGAGTTGCGAACGTATACTGACGACCACAGCAACTCCTGAGACGGCAGAGGATGAGATGAGTCATCCGGAGAAGGTACAATGAATCTGTTCGTGCTTGTTTCGACCGGCCAGAAGGTGGCGAATCTTCCGCCCGTTCTGGAGATTGCACAACCGGGTGATCAAATTCTTTGGGTCGAAAGCCAAGAGGCCCATGAGCGTGACTGGACCGCAGCACCTCGCGCCGTGCTGGAACAATATGGTCTCGTCACGGCAAACGTAGCTCGGTTGAGCCACGTCAACGATCCGTTTCTGTTAACCACAACTCTGGATCTATTCGCTCAATCAGCCGCCGATCGATACGAGGCGATCTATCTGGTGACCAATGGCGGAACCAAGCACACGCCGATTGGTTTGCTCCATGCTTTTCAATCCTGTGCTCCTCGTCTTCTGTATGGTGATGAACGCCCAGCGATGTACGGCATTTTTCCATCGGGATTGCGTGAGCCTCCTCAAGTTGCCCCTTACACTCGTCATCGACTCGACCTGGCAGACATCCTGCGACTAAATGGCTTCACGTTTGCGACAGGCAGTATGCAGCAACGGATCTGGCCGGCTGAGCTTCCACCGGATCTGCGTCAAGAACGGTATGGTGTGGATGAGCAATACACATACCAGTTGCACACTCAACATTATGAATGGGCATCTGTTTCGGGACAGGAACAACGCGTTCGCTTTGAAGAATTGTCTGAGCTTGTGCCAGAAGTGTACAAGCGCTGGCAACGCACACTAGAGCAATTGTGTCACGCTATGAACCCGCAAAACCTCAGGAATACGTACAACTGCACGCTGAAGCTGGGGGATAACGCCCGCCGAGCGGCCGCGCTTCGATCCGCTGGAGTCGAGCAGCCATCCGCACGCATCGGCGATTCGCTCGAACGTGCCGTGGCTCGACGAGTGAGGGGCTGGCTGGAACAGAACCCGCACCCAGCGGTGCAATCGGTCTGGACAGGGGTGAAAATTGCACGGGAAACCCAACCTCAGAACGTTGATGCCGAGTTTGATATTTTGATAGTGCTTAAGAACGGTATCTTGTTTCATCTCGAATGTAAATCGGCAAACGTGGACCGGCGCGAGCTGGACGTGAATACTTATCGGTTGAGGCAAGCGGGATCCCAACTGGCCCGTTCCGTTGTGGTTGTGCCGATCTTCACCCGCTGTGCCCACACTCCCTGGTTTATGGCTCTCCATTCGACTCGATTTCTCCTTCAAGATCAATTGGGACACCAACTCGTCCTACCGTTTACCTGGCCAAATCAACCCGAGACGTACCAGCTACCCAATGCCGAACCACCTGAACAGTTTCAGTGCGACACCTTCGAGAACGGGTTGAGTGCTTTGCTGCGTCCCTATCGCCCATAGGCGGCGGTCGATGGACAGCAGTAAACCGTAGGTGTCCGCCCGGTTCTCGTACTTCTCTTCGCCAAGGGTGCCGTGTTTCAGCTCGCCGCCGGGGGCGACCAGCTCGTACTGGTCCTTGCCAATGAGGCGATAGCTGGTCACGGTCTTGAAGTCGCTGACGTTGCGGACGGCGGTGATGTTCCGCCAGGTACGCTCGACCGAGAAGAAGCCTTCGAGTAGGAATTTGTTGGCGACGTTGGAGAGGATGCCGCCGATGTCGATGGTCGAGAAGGACGCCTCGATGCCGCGGGCAAAGGCGAAGCGCAGGACCGCGCGGTGGTCGCGGAAGTTGCGGCCGGTGTAGCCGTTAGCCCACGCCGCCTCCAGGAGCAGCTCCTGCAAGCCGATGCCGCCACGGAATCGCCGGGCGGCCAGGTCGAGCGTCTGCGGCTCGTACAGCTCTTCGACCTGGCCGAGCTTGGCCGTGAGCAAGCACGCCGCTTCGAGCACCGTGGCGGTGATCGTGTTGTCGGCGATGTGGACGGCCGGGGAGCGCGGGCGGTCGGCGCGGAGGATTTCCAGCTCGCAGCGGGTCGCGTCCCAGCCCTCCTGGATGGCCCGCGCCTCGATGTCCGCGTGCCGGCCGGCGCAGACCCGGCGGATGGCGGCAATGCGGCTAGTTTCAGCCAGCGCCTGGGCGCGGACCTCCTCAACCGTCGGCTGCGGGTCCGCCGAAGGTGCCGGCGCTTGGGGCGAGACCGTGCCGGCGACATCGGTGTTGGCGTCTGCGGTGTTCACGGGTGCATCTCCCGGCGGGTTGGTCGCGGCGACGATCGCGCTGGTTTGGCCGTCGGCCCCGAGATCGACGAAGCTGATCTCGCCCAAGGTCGCCTTGCGAACGACGTTGAGCGGGCCGGTAAGTGCCCGGCCGTTGACCACGACCTTCTGGTTCTCCTTGATGAACTCGAACTCCTCGACGCCGGCGCCGACCGACGCCTGCCAGGGGAAGCCGTTCTTGGCCGAGATGACGATCTCGCGGGCCGCGGCCGTATCGCGGGAGACCACGCCGGTTGCCGTGAGCTGGCCATCCTCGATGCGGATGGCATCGGTGTGCCCCACGCCGGAGAGCGGATCGTGCCCGAAGCGGATCGGCCGCGATTGCGACGGGATGGTCAGCCCCGCCAGGTCGAGAACCACTGGATAGCGCCAGCCGGCGATCCGCATCGGGGCGCCGGTGTAGGCGACCATGCGGAAGCGCGGCAGGCCCTTGTTCGCTTCGCCGCTGCCGTCGGCCGTGAGCTCAATCGTGGCCGTCGCGCTCAGGTTGAGCAGGCCGGGCACGCCAGTCTCAAGCGGCTGCCCACTGGGCTTCCGACTCGTCGGTTTCATCGTCGTCGCTCTCCTTCGGTTCCGTTGGTTGGGCCTGCGCCGGCGTCAGCCCCAGCTCCTGCATGAGCGCGATTTCCTTGGCCCGCTGGCGCAGGGCCTCTTCCCAGTCCCGGCCCTGCCGGGCGTATTCGTGTGCGAGCGTGGTGGTGTGATGGGCCAGGCGCGTGGCCTGGGCCGAGGCTTCCTTGGCGGGATCGACGTGCTCCTGGCCGTCCCAGAACCACTGGTGCGACCAATCGGCGAACGGGCCGAGGTCCGCGGGTAAGAGCCCCGGTATCAGGGCCGCCTCATCGAGCCAGGCGGACAGGATGCGATCCAGCACCACGCATTCCAGGTGCGCCTGATCGACGCGAATCGCTTTGAAGTAGGTCTGGTGATCGAGCCGGCCGGAGGCGTAGTTGTAGCCCGAGCTGTTGCCCGCCGCGACGTTGAAGGGCATGTTGAGGCAGCGGGCGATCTCGTTGAGGATCTCCTTCTTGAACTCGGCGTAGGTGGTGGCCGGCTGCTCCGCCTGCAGCTGGCTCATCTTCCAGCCGCCCGGCATGGTCACCAGCGCCCGCTGCTCCAGCTCGATCGGCTCGAACGGCTCGGCGGCATCCGCCTCGCCGCCGGCCGGGGCATCGGTGTAAAGGATGCCGGCGAAGTCGGCAGCCGTCTCGGCCGCCGCGATCACGGCCAGGGTGAAGCGCCGCAACTGGGCGAACAGTGGCAGCGCCGGCATGATGTCTGGGATGCCGCGGGCCTGGCCGGGACGGTCGGCCCGAAACCAGTGCAGCATCGACTCGGCCGGCACGCGGTCATAGTCGAGGATGAAGTTCCGTGACGTCTCGCCGGGATGTTCCCGCAGCACGTGGTACTCGACTGGGTTGCCGGCCGCATCGAACACGATGCCGTCGATGGCGTTTTCCGTCCGTGCGTTCAGGTCCGGCGTGCAGACCTGGTCGGCCTCGACCAGCCGCAAGTCGAGCTGCACCGGCGTGGGCAGCTTGGGGTTGCTGGTCAGGATGGCGAACGCCTCGCCATCCTGCGCCCGGGCCATGCGCATGGTGCGGAGCTTCTCGGCCAGGCCGACTGCCCTGGACCAGCGGGCAAACTCCTGTTCGATCCGCCGATTGGCCTCGGCATTTGGCGTGAGCATTTGCAGCCGAGGCCCGGTGCCAACCACGTCGTTGGCCAGGGTCAAGACGATGCCGCGTGCGTAGCTGTTGTTGGCGACCTCGTAGCGGGCGCGGTTGCGCAGGATACGGCGCACCTCGGCGCTGTTGGCGGCGTTGGCCGACAACCCATTCGTAAGGGCGGGGTCCAGTTTTTTTACCAATGCGGGTGGTTCGCCTGTATCCGCTGGGCTTTGCGGGCCTCGCGGCGGTCAGCCGTTGCATGAGCCGGAGCCCGCAAGCAAGCCCAAGCTCCTGTTCGAGATATATGTGACTCATAGTCCGTGGGCTGATGAACTACAGTAAACTATCCTTTCTCCATGCCTCGGAACACTGACATCGCGCAGCGCTTTGGCGACCGGCTGCGGCAGCTACGCAAGAATGTTGGCTTGTCCCAGGAAGCGTTCGCTGTCAAGTGCGGCCTGGACCGCACGTACATCAGCGGCATTGAACGGGGTAGGCGGAACGTATCTCTTCGAAACATCGAAGTAATCGCCAAGGCCCTCGGCGTCTCGATTTCGGAACTGACTCGGGGCTTGTAATGGCACGCGCTAAACGAACGTCTTTCCTGGCCACACTCACCGATCCACATTCGGTGATTACCGCCATCGATAGCGGGCTTCGGTTCCCCGAAGTAGTGCCCGTAATGCGGGAGAAGTACGAGGCAGCCATCCGCCAGTTCGCGTCCCTCGTCGAGCAAGCCAGCAGCAGCGACAATCTGCTTGAGCTTATTCGCACCCCAACGATCCCCGCCGACCGCAGGATGGCACTGCTTAAGATCTTTCGCCGCTGCGTTTCTGGAGTCTGCGACACCGAGGCTACCAAGAAGATCACGACCATTTCCACCCGCAGCTTGGTGGACAACTACGGGAGCACCTTCAAGCCGATCTCCAAGCTGAAGGAGCAGTTCGCGGACCTGTCAGACGTGTTCGTCTCGGTTCTCGCCGTGTCCATCGGCGAGTATGACAACCGGGGGCAGCAGGGCTACGTCTTGACCGGCCAGTTCTTCGACTGGTTCGAGGAGCAATTCGAGGACCACCTGACCATCGAAGGGCCACGAGGGGCCGGTCCTGACGTTGAACTAAGCACGGTCATCCCCGGCTTCCAAGGCTCGTGCCCCTGCGACTTCATCATCCGCAAGAAGCTCGACCGCAGCGTTGTGGCGGTGGGGTTTGCGCGGTACGACTCGACGCGAGGCGGCGCACAGTCCGATGACCGGACGGGCGGCAACAGGGGTAAGGTCTACATGATCCGTGATTTCTGCCAGAGCACGAAGAAGCCGCTGCGCATCCTGTTCTTGGCGGACGGCCCTGGCCTCGCCAACCGTGATACATGGCGCGAGGCCGTAAACCTCGACGGAATGTGGGACGGCAACGTCCGCGTGACCACCTTGAAGCTGGCGGACAAGCGGGTGACTCTGGAGTGGCTTACGAGCGAGAAATCGGCCTGACTTGTCACTCCACTACCGACGCCGAACCCGGAGGAAACTGACGCGCCCATGCCTGGATCATCTCGGCGGAAGGACACGCTGGTCCTTCCGCCGTCCAAAGGTCAAAGCTAGTGCGCAGCATACTGGGGTGGCCGAAGAGCGTGGGCTGCTTCACCTTCTTGCCACGGACGAAATCCCCCATCGGCTCCGAGCCAGCCGCCAGCCGCGTGATCGTCGTGGCTATAGCTTCGACGCTGGAATCCACACCGAGCCACTTGCGGCCCAACTCCTCGGCGGCAACCAGTGTCGTCCCCGATCCCACGAAGCAATCGAGCACTAAATCACCCGCGTCGGACGAGGCCGATACGACGCGGCGCAGTAGCTCCAGCGGCTTCTCCGTGGGGTAGCCCGTGACCTCGATGTTCTGGTTGTGGGCATCGCGGCAGTCGAGCCAGATGTCCTGAACCGGGATGCCCTTGCTCTGGTCGAAGTAGATCTTGCGGCGAGGGTTGCCATTTGGCGACCAGTAGATCTCTCCCTTGGCGTCGAGTTCGTCGAGGACTCTCGGCGGGTACTGCCAGTGCTTGCCGGGCGGCGGCAGCTTGCCGCGCCACGGTTGGCCGGTTTCTCCGTGCCTGACGCCCGGCGCGTGGACCGGAACCTTCTTGTACCTTCTGCCGGTGCCCTTCTCGACGTACTGGTACTCCCGCTTGCACCACTCGTCCGTCCATGTCTCGTAGGGTCTGTTCCACGTGTAGGAGTCGGTCTTGGTGTAGAAGAGGATGTAGTCCGAGATGTTTCCGTACTGCTTCCGGGTGAAGTTCTTCCGGTTGGACTTCTTCCGGGTGATCCAGTTGCGGAAGTTCGCTGGCCCAAAGACTTCGTCCATCACGACCTTCGCCGGAAAAGCCATCTTTTCGTCGAGATGGACGTAGATCGAGCCAGCTGGGGCCATGAGTTCGCGGAGGACCACGAGCCGCTGCCGAAGGAATTCGAGGAAGTGAGCTCCGTAGGCCAGGTCGTCGTAGGCGCGCTGGCCGTTCCGTGACTCGAAGACCCCGCCCGTCGCAAAGGGCGGGTCAATATAGACCAGCTTGACCTTGCCACGCACGTCCCGGTCGTCGAGCAGGGTCCGCAGCACGCCGAGGTTATCGGCACAGTAAAGCCGGTTCCGCCAAATCCCCTCGGTCTGCTTCGTGACCGACAGCCGCAGTTGGGGACTACATCGAGCACCCTTGAGGATTTCGGTGATAGAGTGCTTGCCAGTGTAGACCAACTCGTAGTCGAGCGGCCGGGGCGTTGTGCCTTCGGAAAGTCGACTCGCTCGCCTCGTGGCTTTACCGGGCTTGCGGTTGCGATTCGGCATTGTTCGTGCTTGCTGTTTCGGGTCGCCGGGCGGTCAACCCGTAGCTTATAAGTCACGGGCGGGGTTGTCAATCCATTTCGGTTCGGCGGTGCCCGTCCTTCTCATCGTCGGGTGGACGACACCTCGCTTCCAGCAGAACCCCACCCGCTCCACACGGGTGCCCCTCCCGTCCTTGCGGGTCAGGACCGGGTGCTCTTTCACCCAGATGATCGCCTGGGAGAAATACAGCCCCGTGGCCTTCAGCACCGGCGGGTAGTTGGCGCAGTTGGCGTAGCCGCCCCAGATGTAGAACGCTCGGCCCGGCAACAGCACGCGAGCGAGGTTGCCGAACCAGGCGTGCAGCATCCGGTCGAACGCTTCCTCGGAGACGAAGTCGCTGGCCAGCGGCCGGTCCTTGGGCCGCAGCTTCTTGTGCGTCGGCGCCTTTGGCCCCTGACGCGCGACATCGAAGGACTGGTGATGGTTCTGAGGCTGGGTATTGGAGTCGCCAAACGACGACAGGCCGGCGGCGATGGCGTTGTTCGAGCGCGGCTCCACCTTCACGTTGTACGGCGGGTCCGTGTTAACCAGGTGGATGGCCGCGCCGCCCAAGAGCCGGTCCACGTCCTCGGCCTTGCCGCTGTCGCCGCACAGCAGCCGGTGGTCGCCCAGGAGCCACAGGTCGCCCGGCTGCGTGGTCGCCTCGTCGGGCGGCTCTGGCACCTCGTCGGGGTCGCACAGGCCGTCCTTCACGCCGGGGTCGAGCAACCTGGCCAGCTCGTCCTGGTCGAAGCCGAGCAGGCCCAGGTCGTAGTTCATCTCCTGTAGCCCGGCCAGCTCGATGGGCAAAAGGTCGTAGTTCCAGTCGGACAACTCGGCGCTCTTGTTGTCGGCGATGCGGTAGGCCCGCGCCTGCTCGGGGGTCAGGTCCTTGGCGACGTGGACCGGCACCTTCTCCAGGCCAAGTTTCAGCGCGGCTTTGTAGCGGGTGTGCCCGACGACGATGACGCCCTCTGCGTCCACCACGATCGGCTGGCGGAAGCCGAACTCGCGCAGCGATGCCGCGACGGTGTCCACGGCGTCGTCATTGTGACGCGGGTTGTTCTCGTAGGGCTTGATGTCGGACAGGTTGCGAAGCTCGATTTTCATGGCCATCTTCTCCGTTCAAAAGTTCGGACCGGGAAATAAAACTGTCCTTACGTTGGCGGCTGTTCCCGCCGCGGGGCCGGGCCGAAGGACGCCCGGGAAGTACCTATCGGCCGTCTGTGTGGTGAGGCTATGCTCACCACACAGCGTGTGCTCACGCCTTGTGGCGTGAGCACACGCAGGGGGCATTAGGGGGACTCACACCACACACAGAACAGCGTTTCCGCTGTGTGGTGCGACTACTCACCACACAGCACGCGCTGCGAGGAGTGGTCGGCACGACGCTCTCACCACACACGCTGTTCATTCGGCAACCTCCTCGTTGGCGGCTTGTGGAACGTTCGCGTAGGCCGACGGGCGGTTGCGACCGCTCGCCCAGCGGTGGACCAGACCCAACCCTTCTGCCCGGCGCAACAGGCGTTCCGCCTTCCAGTCGGACAGCCCGACAGCGTTGGCTTCAGCCAGGATCGCGTCGCGCGTCTTGGGTTTGCTCGTCACGAACGTCGCCGCGAACCGTTCCGCGTCCCAGGTGGGCTCGGGTTGTTCCGCTTCGTCCACGGCCGCCTCGGCCTTGCGTGCCCGCCTGGGACGTTCGCTCCGCAGCAGAGTCGGGTCGAGGTCGTCGGCTGGCAGCCACACCGGGAAAGCCCAGCGCAGGCACCTCGGCATCACCGGCGGCCAGGAACGCACGGCCGCTTCCAGCACGACCACGTCGTCCTCCTCGTGCGGCCGCAGGACCAGGTGCGTGTCGGTCGCCCGGCTCTGGCTACCGGCACCTGCGCCCACGTCCGTGATCGCCTTGCCGGACTGGTTCCCCTTGCTGGTGTGGTGGATCAGCACGAAGCAGCAGCCCAGCAGGTCGGCGTAGCGGTCGATGGCGTTGTAAACGTTGGCCATTGTGCCGTTGTCGTTCTCGTCCATCTCCCGCGGCATGAAGCGGTACATGGCATCCAGAATGATCACCCGGAACCGCCCCGGCTCCAGCGCGCCGAAGTACGGCCCGAGCGAAAAGATGTCCTGCCAGTGCCCGCGCAGGTTCTGCACGAAGACACCCTGGCCGACGTCACCCAGGCGGATCCGTCGCGCCGCCGCGACCTTGGGGATGCGGTTGGCCGAGGTCTCGCCATGAAGTTCGTTGTCGATGATCAGCACATCGCCCTGCACTGTTTCAAACATGTCGAGCCAGGGCCGTCCCGTGGCGACGGCCAGGGCCAGGTCGGTGACAAGCCAAGATTTTCCAATTTTTGGGGCGGAGATGACGTTCATCGTCTCGCCCTGGCGCAGCAGACCGTGGATCACTGGCCGGCGCAGGTCGGGGTAGCGCGCCACCAGGTCGGCCAGGCTGATCGGGGCCAGCTGCGGCGCCTGGGCCAGCATCATTTGGTCCCAGTGCCCCTCGGCCATCGCGGTTGCGATCTGGTCCGGCTCGTACCGGGCGACGCTGGCGGCGATGCGCTCGACCTCGCGGGGCGACAGCGGCGGGAAGCAGCGGTCCTTGTTGGTCTGGAGCAAGGCGGCGGCGATCTCGGCCAGGGTCATCCCGACCCGGCGCATATTCCCGCCCAGGCGCGCCAGGGTCGCGTTGCGTTGGCCCTCCGGGATCGGGTTCGCCTGGCCCCCTCCGGCCGCGACGTGGGCCAACGTGGGCGTTTCTTGGGCCAAGGCGTCGAGCAACGAGGCTAACCACGATGGCGGCTCGGGGAGCCGTTCGGGTGGGCCGTCAAGTTCCAGGCCCGGCACCCAGGAGTATGCCCCGTCCGGCCGCCAGGACGGGGGCACGACGATGTAGCCGCCGTCCGTGCGCGTATCAACCTTCGGGGCCAGCCGGCTCGCGGTGCAGCGCCAGCCCTTCCCCGCTGGCTTGCGGAAGACGTGGTGCCGGCCGCCGCGCGGCGTCATGGCCGTCGGTGCGGCCGCCAGGTCGAGCTGCTTGTCCGGGTCGTCCTTGAGCCACGGGTTGGCCGCGTTCCCTTCTGCCGGGTCGAGATCGACGACGAGCAGCCCTGCGGTGGCGATGGCGACGTTCGCGGTCGGGTGCTGCCCCCACCACCGCTCGATCTGCTCAACCTCCGTGGTCGCGTCGAAGAAGCCGTGGTCGGTCAGCGGCGTGCTGTTGCCCGGCGCGCAGGGGAACACTCGGTAGCCCAGTTCGGCGTAGCGGAGAGCGGCGGACAGCAGTTCGGCCGGCGTCACCACGGAATCTCCTCCTCCGCGGCGACCGCGTTGTAGCCGACCGGAGATCAATCGCGTCCGCCAAACTGTCCGGTGGCGTTTCGCCATACAGCCCGAAATTGTGTAAAATTTGAGAATCGTGGGAGTTGCACGAAATGATCTTCGACGGATGGCGACATGACGAAGCAAGGACGAAAAGTGCCAGATGTGCGTGAAGAACTTGAGAAGCTGCTCTACAACTTGACGATGGAGCATCTGGCGAAACTCGCCGCGTATGTTTCGGGGCCGATCAAGAAGAGGGGAACTCGGGACAAGCTCCTTCTTGCGTATCAGAAAGACCCCGTGTTCAGCATTTTCGGTCTGGACGCCGAGGAATACCTTGGCGCTACCCTTGCTGGGGGCACGGTTACCAGCATTCACCGGAAGATCGGAGACATCTACGAAGCCTGCGTCAAGACGATCTTCATGAAATCGTTGAACCAATCGCCGACCGACGTGACATACAGCACGATCATCCGTAGCGGAGATGAGGAAGAAACCAGGAGCGTCGATGCCCACCTGCAGTTTGATCGGCTCGATTCGGAATCCCGAAAGCGAGTGTCGGAGTATTGTAAGGCCGAAGTCGCTAAGCTCACCGCCACGCCGAACATCACACTCGTCGGCGTCGGCATGGAAGTTCGACACTGCTACCAGACCGGCGACAGCAAACGAACCCAGGCGGATGAGGCGATGGCAAGGCACTTGCTTCTGAGCGGTATCTTGCCTGTCATGCCGTTGTTCTGCAATCAAAGCAATCCTGGCATCATCAGCCGATACAAAAGCGTGTGGGTCATCAAGCAAGGCATCGAAGCCTACGACGCCGTGAAGACCTGTTCTGGGTTTGACTTCTATGACTTCTTGAAGCGTAATCGGGAAGATTTCCGTAAGCCAGTCATCACACTCCTGCGAGGTCTGATGAAGTGAAACAGCCAACCCTGTTCGATGAAGGGCCGACCTTCATCAATCGCACAACAAAGTCAGTTACTTTTCAAGGCAAGCTGGACCTGCCCATTCACCGGTGGTATCGGCTAACCCCCAGTTTCTCGCCGCAGCTGGCTAATGACATCGCCGACCACTTTGGCTTGACTTCTGATGACTTCGTGCTCGATCCGTTCAGCGGCGTGGGCACGGTCCCGCTTTGCATGAAGTATCGAGGCATCCCTGCCTGCTCCGTTGAACTGAACCCGTTTCTCCACTTCGTCGGAACCGTGAAGACCCGTGACTACACTGACATCGGCTCCATCGAGGCTTGCTTTACTCGGTTCCTTTCCCGGTTTCGAGCTGCTCTTGAAGATGTTCCGTTCCAGACGAAGCCGCAGGACTATCTGCGCGACAACGCCGCCTCAATTCCGCCGATCAACCATCCGAGCCGTTGGTGGTCTCCGGGCAACCTCGCACAGTTGGTGTGCTTGCGGAAGCTCATGGACTCGTACGACGTTCCGGAGTTGCAGAATGGCCTTCTCAAAATGGCCGTCCTCGGCATTCTCGTTCCGGTGAGCAACGCGAAGCACAACCATGTGTCCCTGACATTCGCCAAAAAGCCGTTGCCAACAGTGAATGTCGCCGCCATTCTTGAGCGGCAAATGGAGAATATGGTTGAAGACCTTCGAGCGGTTGCAGACCTTACCCCCGCGCAGGTGACGATCTTTCAAGGCAACAGCAAAGAACTATCGAAGGTGCTTCGTGGCACTTTCAGAGTTACTGCCGTCATCACCTCCCCCCCTTATCCCAACAGATTTAGCTACGCCCGTGAGACCCGACCTCATTTGTTCTTCTTTGAATTCATCAAGAGCGCACGAGCGGTCGGACAGCTTGAAACCGATGCCATCGGTGGAACTTGGGGGAAGGCCACTTCCGTATTGGCCCACGGGATCGCTCCGAAGAACAAGCTCGTCAAAGACCTCCTTGAGCCGCATCTGCATGGTATTCATAATAGCGGACATTTGATGGCGAACTACGTCGTCAAATATTTCAACGACATGTATGATCATGCCGGCCAGATTGCCGAGGTGTGTGCTTCCAGAGCCCGCTTGGCTTACGTCATCGGCAATAGCAAGTTTTACAATCACCCATTACCGAGCGATGAAATCCTAGCATCGATCTTCAAATATTTTGGGTTCCGGATCGAAGGAATTGAGCGGATGAGAAAACGACAGAGCAAGTCGGGACTCTACGAAGCTGTTGTCTTCATGCGAAGAGAAGATTGATGCTGTCAGAAGTGGTTGACCTTGAGCAGGTAGGATAGATCGACCTTGAACATTACATACGCCTCCACAGGGGCGTACTGTTGGCCTGCGGCTGCGCGCTGGTCGCCAACGCCGGTGCTTCCTTCTTGCTGTAGCCCTTGATCTCGTTGGCGATCTCGCCGGTGTCCTCGCGCTTCTTCAGCTTGACCGTGATCACCAAGGGCAGGTTGTGTAGCTCGCAGCTGTCCCTGGGCGTCAGCACGCCCACCGCCCGGCAGATCGCCGACAGCTCCGCCCGCGCGATCTTCACCGCCGTCTCGTTGGGGTTGTGCAGGTTCAGCCGCGCCCAGACGAAGCGGCCTTTGCACGGACCTTCCAGGATCTGGAAGGTCAGCTGCAGGTAGCGGCCGTCGCCGTTCTTGGTCGGCTTCATCTCACTGTCGGTGATCATCGCCAGGTACTTGCCGGCGGGGATCGGCTCCAGGTCGGTCGTCGGATCGACTTCGTTCGCGTTGAAACCGTGCAGGTCAGCCATGGGTCAGTCCTCCGTTCTGCGTGTGGGGTTGGTGGAAGAAGGAAGCGTAGGCGTGCCAGTCGAGCGGCAGCTCGTCGGGAAGGCCCAGGCGATTCTTGGCGACGTGGGAGGGGCGCTCGGTCGTGTACAGGACGCGCTCGCCGGTGCCGATGCCCTTGGTCTTCTTGCGACTGAAGCCCTCGTCGGTCTGCTTGGTGTAGACCTTGTAGGTGGCGAACAGCACCTCGTCGCACCATTCCTGGATGATCTGCGAGGCCAGCTTGTGCAATCTTGGCACGTAGCGGTCGTAGCTGTCGGTCTCGGGGTTCTCGAAGCGTTCGATGCGCGAGTGGGCGATCAGCACGACGGTCATGCCGCGGTCGTTGCGCAGGGCGTCCAGGCCGGTGAGGAACTCGCGCCACGATGTCAGGGCGAAGACATAGCCCTTGCCGTAGCCGATGTCCTCGATGTTCTCGACCGAGCGCTGCCGGCAGACCTCGGCCCAGATCAACCGTTCCATCCAGTCGAGCGAATCGACAACCACCGTGCGGTAGGGATGTTGCTCGGTGTAGAGAGCTTCCAGTGCCTTCAGCGCGTCAGAGTAGCTCAGGGCCAGTGGGAACTTGTCGCAGTCGATCTCGCCCAGGCCGTCCTCGGTCTGGACGAACACGGGCCGGTCGCTGCCGGCGCCGAAGGTCGATTTGCCGATGCCGTGGGTGCCGTAGAGCAGCACGCGCCGGGGGGCCGCCCGCTTGCCGCTCTGGACTTGTGCCAGGAGACTCATGGTCGGTTCCTCGGATCAAATGTGGTCGAAAACGCGCAGTTCCTCGTAGCCAGTCGGCCAGTGGTCAAGCTGCCGGCAGCGCACCAGGCGCTCCAGGGCGGCCTCGTTGTCCTGCTCCGCGACGGCCAGGACGTTGGGGTCGATCCGCCAGACGCCGCAGCGATAAGGTTCCCGCTTCTCGACGGCGATCAGGTAGACCGGGAGCACTTCGCCGGTCTGGAGCGCCAGGAGGGCGCGGTAGAAGGCGAGCTGGTGCAGGTAGCCGAACGAGCGAGCGTCGGCTTCGAGGTACTTGAGGTGGTCGCAGGTCTTGAGATCGACGAGACCTTTGTCAGGATTGAGCCAGTCGAACCTGGCCTGGCAGGGAACGCCGCGGTAGTCGCGGCGGACGACGCCCTCCGGCACGCCCTCGGCGAGCAGTTCGCTGGCGACGGGATGGCGCTGGACGGCGGCGGCCAGCTCTTCGATCAGGGCCGCCTGGCGGTCGGTCAGCACTGGCTTGGCCTGGCGCTCGGCCCACTCCTGGTAGGCCTTACTGCGGCTGTCGAAGAGCTTGCCGGTCGCCGGGTTGGTTGGACCGCCGAAGGCGTACTGCCGCCGGTAGGCGTCACGCCCTTCGAGGATCAGCGTGTGCGCGGCCCGGCCGACCTGGAAGGCGGGCCGGTCTTCCTCGACGACCAGGCCGAGCTGCCGCTTGCGATACAAGAGCGGGTCCTCACGGAAGTCGGCCAGGGCGTGGCTGGTCAGGTGCTCCTTGGATTTCGCGTGGTACACTTCGGCCGGCTCGCGGATCAGGAACGCCAGCGGATCGAGCCGGCCACTGTCGCCGTTCTTCGAGCGCTTCCAGGCCAGAGGTTGGTTCATGCGTGTGCCTCGTCGGTCGTGTGGTTCGGATCGGCAACGATGCGGTCCACCCGGTAGCAGTCCGCGCTCAACTCGCGGCGGACGAAGTGGGCGAACAGGCGGTTGACGTCGCGGCCGGCCGGCGTGCCCGCGTCGATGACGCAGGCACGCCGGTTCGGGTCCAGGGAGTGGGCCGCGTCGGCCGCAACGCGGTTTTCGCCGTGCAGATTGACGGCGCCCCAGACCGCCAGGAGAAGTGAGGCCGCGATCTCTTCGAGCGGCACGTGCGGGTGGAAAGCGTAGCGGTAGAGTTCCTTCGTCATCGCGGCCTCTTGGCGAGGAAACAGCTCCCTACAGGAAGAGCTTTCCAGTTGGCGGCGGAATTGACGCACGGCTCAGCAATAATTCCGCAGCCCGGCATCCTCGAAGTGCCGCCGCAGGCGCGCGACGCGGCGCTGTAGTGTCGAGCGCGGAATGCCCATATCCCGCGCGACCTGCGACAGCGTCTGCGTCTTGAGCCGCTCGGCCAGGTCGCGCAGCTCGGCCGGCAGCCGGGCGAGCAGGTCTGCAACGTCGATGGCTAGGTCGGCTTGCTCGGCCGCGTGGTCATCGACTGCCAGGTCGGGCGGCTCCTCGTCCAGGTTCTCCAGCAGCACATCGAGCGACTCGACCCGGCCGCCATTGCGCTTCTTGGCCCGCCGGTCCCGGAGGATCTTGGCAGCATTGCGCTCGACGACCGCGGTGACGAAGGACTTGCGGTCGGCCTGGGCAGCGTCGAACAGCCGCAGGCTCCTGAGCAGCCGGAGCATCAGCTCCTGCACGAGGTCTTCATGGTCTTGTTCTTTGATCCCGGCGTGGCCGACCATCTGCCGGGCCTTGCGCCGGATGATGCCCCAGCAGAAACGGTCGAGAACGATCTTGTCGTCGTGAATCACAAGTAAGCTCCTCCCGGCCGCGGAGGAGCAGGCGTGGGCCACGACGACCGGCGAGGAGAGGCAAGCCAACGCGAAGCGGAGGCGATGCGCGGTACGCCAGAATCGGCGTCGCCCACAATCGCCTCCGCTGCGCGGCCGGCAAAATGTCAGGTGATGGGTGGAAAGAACGCTGTTGTCCGAGCGGGGGCCGAGCCCGCGGTCAGGCGGCGGCCTCCGCGACGACCATGCGGAAGGGCAGACCGTGCTTGATCTCCAGCACGTCGATGGTGCCGTCACCGATCTCGTCGAAGTACTGGAACAGCTCGACGAGTTGAGACTTCAGCGGGAAGTCGGCCGCGGCGGCTTCGGGTCGCGGGCCGTTCTCACCGCCGAACTTGACCTCGCGCACGAGGCGCGGCGGCGGGTCGAAGATTGGGTCGCCGTCGAGGAAGCTCAGGCCCTCCACGCGGCCGAAGTTGAGTTGCTGGAGCAGCTCGACCAGCCGGCGCCGGGCCGGAGACAGAGCTGCCTTGGACATGGGGATTGGCATGCCGGACCTCCAAAGGTCGGGGCCAAAGGTAGCCCACGGGCGACAGGTCCGGCGTGAATACTGCCCGTGGCTCTTGGCCCGCGGTTGCGGAAAGAAGAATCGCTGTCGCGGTCGCCAGACCCGTCGCCCCCGACTGTCGAGAAATCGCTGGCAGACGAGGGGACGGGAACCAGCCTCACGAGTGGCGTTGACGCAATTGAAGGTGGAACAAGAAGATGCAGAGCCGGAGAGGAGGCGGAAAAAATCGGCGGGCCAACAAAAAAGCCCAGCGAAAAATCACTGGGCCAGTCCGCGTCACCCATCCGCCTCCAGCGCGAAGCAGGTCCGCCAGCCCTTGCCGTCGTCGGTCGCCACGATCGGCTCGCCATCGATGCGGAAGAACGCCTTCAGGTCGCGAGCCAACAACTCCCGCCGCTTCTTGTTCTTCCGGCCGGCATCCGGGCTTTTCCAGGTCAGCACGCCGTGGTTCCGGGCCAGTGCCTGGAGCAGTTCCCACTGCTTCGTCGGCCTCGTGTTGCGGCCATCGGCCATGCCAAGCTGCGCGTAGTGGTACGTCCCACCAGCGGCCCCGACCCGAACCGTGACGGAATGACCATCGGCGAAGCGGATGCTGAGGTCGGCCCAGGTCGCACCCGCCGGCGTGGGGAAGAACACCATCCCGTTGTCGGCGTCGGTCGATGAAACGTGCAGACCGGTGAAGTCGCGCAGCGCCCGAACGGCCGCGTCCGTGGCCTGCCATTGCCTCGGCCCCATCGCGGCCAGGGAGTCTTCCAGCGCAAGGAAGCAGCACCTCTTCCGCTCCAGGATTTGCTGCGCGTCCGGCCGCAGCCGGTGCCGGGTCGGCGTCAACAAGACGAACGCGGCGTCGCTCAGCGAGACGAGCATGCAAACCGCGCTCGTCGAGCTGCGAGACTCCAGTGGCACGGTCAGGTAGGCCGAGAATGAATAGCCCGCGACAGGCCGGTAGTCGCCGACCAGGCGCGTCAGCGGCGGCAGTTCGTCCGGGTCTGTTGCTCGGCGCTCGAACCCCAGCACGGCCGCGATGTCGGCCAGGAACAGGGGCCAGTCCAGCTCGTAGACGATCAGGTCGTTCCGGGTGAGCACGATCCGATCTTCGGTTTCGGGGCAGATGCCGACGAAATCGTTCGGCCCGTGTTCGACGACCTCATACGGATATGTGGGCTCACCGCCGACCACGCGCGGGTAGGAGGCCGCCAACCGCTGCCGCGGCTGGAGATAGGGCGTGAGGAAGTCCAGCTCCGCGCCCACGAGCCGGCGCCACTCGGCCAGCACCGCTGCCGGGCCGGGGATCGCTTCAAGCGCTTGCCAGAGTCCCATAGCTCGCCTCCTTTCACGTGTTCGCACCCGCAAGGATGAACCCCCGTCGGCGCAGCCACTCCTCGACCAACTCCGCATCATCGTCGCGGGTGTAGTGCGCGATGTTCGACGGCCGGATCGTCACAGAGCGCGGCCGCTTGGAGTCGGTGAACTTCACCTGGAAGACCGCGCGGACGATCCGCGCCCCGTCAGGTGGCTTGCCGCCGCGCGAGCGGAATGCCTCGAAGACATCTTCCGCCCGGTGGACCTCGACCTCGTTGGACGGGCCGCCCAGGAAGAAGTGAACCTCTCGGAGGCGGACCCATTCCATACCGGGCACGTCCACGCATGCCAGCACTCCCTCGCCGCGGGTCAGCAGCGGCTTCAGCGTGTACTTGCTGTCGCCGGGGAAGAAGTCCTCGTCGCCGAACAGGTGCTGTACAAGTGCTGATGTCGATTGTGTGCGCTAGAAGATGGTCTTGCCGTAACTGCGGTAATTGTGGTAAAGAGCGCCTGGAAGTCGGCAATGGATTGCCGAAAAGGAGCAGCGATGACTGACAAGGAAGCACTGGCTTGCAAACCTCTTCCGGTTCAGCTTGAGGGATTCAATCCAAATGCAAATATTCCGTATGGATTGACGACAACTCATCTTCGGAAAGCGATGGAGGACTTCGTCAATTTTCTCGGTTTCATCAACACACAGTTGAGGACAAAGAATATCCAGAGACTCGAATATTTTCTCATGCCGGCTAATTTCAGCAGCATGGTGGGAGAATTCATGGCCGCAGCGATTCCAAAGTACTGCAAAACCGTCGTCAAGAACCGTTACCATAACGGACATCCCGATCTGCTGCCAAAGGGACACTATCCAGACGACTCCGTGTTACATGGAGCTGAGGGCATCGAACTCAAAGCGTCTAGACACGCGAGCGGCTGGCAGGGTCATAACCCTGAAGATGTTTGGCTGATGGTGTTCGTATTCGATGCAAACAGTTCACGCGACGAGGCGCTTGGCATCGAGCCGAAACCATTCGCGTTCGTGAAAGTAGTCGGCGCGAAGTTGGAGAAATCCGACTGGCAGTTCTCCGGTCGCTCAAGCACTAGCCGGCGAACCATCACTGCGAGCGTCAAACGGAGTGGGTTTGAGAAAATGGAAGCGAATTGGATATACCGTGCTTCAGAATAAGCTCGGTTGACCAGTCTTTGCTGCGGTTTCCGAATCAACAATGGGTACCTCGATCTGTTTGAGACGGGGTACGGCGGCACATGCCATCTTGTAATAGTCAACGAATCGTTCGACACCGATAGATTGTAAACCCACCGCTTCGGCCGCTGCTACGGTTGAACCACTGCCAGCGAAAGGATCAAGGATGACACCTTCGCCTAGCGGCAAAGCAGCGTGGCAGATTCGCCGGAGAAACGATTGCGGTTTCAGACTGGGATGATCGGCAATTTGGCGTTCCCGTCGTGGAGTTCGCTCGCTTTGAATGACATCTTCAAAGGGCTTGTTCGTTGCGGTACGCCGCAGGCCCCCGGTTTGAAAACGACGCAAACATTCTTTAACGGTCATGCTCGCTGGCAGTGGCTTGCGAAAAAGCCCCCACGGTTCATAGCATCCTTTCGGCAGTGAGCAGACGTTCGGATACTCGCCTTCGGCATTTTTGGGTCGATCACCACCGCGAAGTGTGCGCACTAAGCGGATGACTTGTCCGCGAAATTCTAGTCCTCCTGCGACGACAGCCTCATAGAGCAATTGCGCAATGAATGCGTTCGTGGCAATAAAGACGTGCGCACCAGGAAGCAGGACGCGACGAACCAAACGTGACCATTCTTCAAAGAACTGGCGCATGCGTTCACGGTCCTTGTCATCAAGGGCCGTGAAGCGCGGCAGGGGGGCCCGTTCATGCCCATCAAAAGACGGCGGGATACGCCACACACCCCCATTGCCGTTGGCCCGTTTTTTCAACTGGTCATTATCATACTCCTTGATACCGTAGGGAGGGTCGGTCACAATCGCGTGAATACTCGTTTCCGGCGCGCGGCGAAGCCACTCCAGGCAATCAGCGTGAATAAGCAGCGATTGCCCGATCTGGACGTGCTGGAACCCAAGTGCGAAGAAAGCGATTGGTGGATTCATGACCGTAGTTTAACGACATTTCCGCGAAAAATCCAGAGCTTTGAAAAGTCGCCAACCCCATGGGTGTAGCCAACTTCTATGGGAGCTTTGGGGCGGGGTTTTCGGCCCGTCCAGGCAGAAAATGACCGGGTTCAGACCCTACCCCCAGAGAAGTTGGCTGCACCCAACCTCATCCTTGTAGCGGACCTTGCCGACATAGGCGACCTTAGTCGGCAGGCGGTCCACCTTGTAGACGACCACGCAGTCGATCTTGCCCGCCTCGATGTCGGCCAGGAGTCGCTGGAGCGCGGGCCGCTCCATGTTGCCGCCGGTAAAGCCGCCGTCGTCATAGCGGTCGGGCAGGCACGTCCAGCCCTCGCCGGTCTGGCTCTTGATGAACGCCTCGCCGGCCTCGCGCTGGGCGTCGAGCGAGTTGAACTCCTGCTCCAGGCCCTCTTCGGTGGACTTGCGGGTGTAGACGGCGCAGCGGACGATCGGCAGCGTCGCTGGCGTCCCGTTCCTGTGATTCCGCTTCATGCGTCACCTCCCTTCTCGCCCAGGCGGAAGAAGAGGTAGCCGTTGCAGTGCGAGCCGGTGATCGCCCTGGCCACGGCGCTGAGCGAGCCGTAGACCTCGCCCTCATATTCGAAGCCCTGCGGCAGAACCTTCACCTGCAGCACCTCGCCCTTGTACCGCCGGGTGATGACTGTGCCGGGCGGGGGCAGACGGTCGTCCGGCTGGAAGCGCAGCGAGCGCGTCCTGGTCATGGTCTCGGCTGTGGCAGTGACCGGCTTGGCGGCGGGCGGGTTCATGCGGAGGTTGGCGTCGTTGGCCAGCTCGGCGGCGCGGCGGCGAGCACGCTCGGACAGGTCGCCCTCGGCCAGCGCTTGCAGCCGCCAGGCGATGCGCTTGACGAGCCAGGTCCGGTTCTGGGCGAGGGTCTCTTCGCCGAAGACCTCGGCGTACCTCGCCCGCAGTTCCTTGACGGTCAGCCGCTGCAGCGCGGCGACCTCTTTGCCGACGTTCAGGTCCATGCGGTGCTCCTTTCTCGGAGTCTCGGAAACGGTTAACCACCGTGGACACTGAGCACGGTTTTCGCCGAAAGCTCAAGGCAACTGTCGCCGGATTCCTCTGAATTTTTCGGGGCAGAATGCTCGCCCGGATCGGCGGCGAGCGCGGCGCGGTCGCGCAGGCGCAGAATGCCCGCGGCCAGGATACCGGCCAGCTCGCGAAAGCGTTCGGCGGCGGTCAGGAAGGCGGGGTCGTCGTCGGGTCGCAT